TATATTATGGAAAATCAATACATTTACTTTCGAACATATATGTACTTTTTTTCCAAATGTCTTCTCGTTCAATTTCAGTCTCCCCTACTGTCTTGTAGCGTGCTATAATTCTATACACCAATGATCAAATTTTTAAAGAACGAAAATGGTCGGAGTGACAGGATTTGAACCTGCAACAACTTGCTCCCAAAGCAAGTGCTCTACCAAGTTGAGCTACACTCCGGTGTTATTATTGGTTGGGGTGGGAGGAATCGAACCTCCACTACAGGAGTCAAAGTCCCGTGCACTACCATTATGCAACACCCCAACGTAATTTTAAAGAACCCCTGTTGCCTTCACTTCAACATTAACCTTATTTATACCTTCTATAGTTTTAAACAAGGTGCCTGTTGCATATCTACCTAACAATTCTGTCTCTATTTTTTTCTTTGTTTGTCGTTTAGTTATATCAACTTTATCATCGGTGAATATTTCAAGAACGACTTGGTACTTCATATTTTATGGGTTTTGTTGATCGTTTGCTTCATCAATGATACCTTCAATTTCCTCTTCAATACCTTTAATTTTCTCACGAAACCCCGCATTCATATCCTTCTTATCTTCACGAATACGAATTAAATCTTCAGTAAGCTCGTAGATCTTTGCTTGCGCTTCTTCTTTAGTATACTTTTTGTTCACATGAATATATTATACACTCTTCAAAGGACCTCAAGAATTATTTTTACCTTTTATAGGGTTTTCCTTCTAAATCATAAATGTGATACCAGAGTTCTCTGATTTCATTATGTATATCATTCAGTTTTTGTTTTTTTTCACTATGTGTAAGATTTACATCGTGAGGTAATTTATTGCTTTCCTCAACTCTTGTTCTTATACCTGCTAATGATTCATCTCTTGTTAATTCATCGAACATATAAATATTTATTTAAAAATATAATCTACCCATTCTTTTCTACGTGTAATCTTATAATGTATACGTTCTATTTGATGATACGAGGTACCGCTAAGTTCTTCACCTTTATAATTAGCATAAGGGTACATTTGTCCTTTTTTGCTATTACAAGGTTGACAAGTTAACGTAATATTATACCAATCTAAAGTACCTCCAAATGATTTTGGATAAACATGTTCAAGTGACATTATATTCTGCGGTTTATTAGCACCACAAATTTGACAAATACCTTTATACTTCTTATAAAGAAAGGATAATTTAGGCATTCTTTTAGTTTGATAGTAGAAATGTGATGTGGTAAGTAATATGGTCGGTACAGGTATGAGTTGATTTGATGTTTTTATGAAAGGTTGATTCTCATAAAAATTAGAATGTGATGAATCTATCCAATCTTCCCAACACACTGGTTCCCCATGTTGATTTATAGCTCTAACTTTTGGTTGCTTGTAAGTTTTTGAACCAAAACGATAAAGTTTTTTGATACCTTCTTTTACAGAAGTAATACATAAAGGCATCCAACAATAGTCAAGTATTAAAACTAGTTCATCGCTAGCTTTAACAAGTATAGGATTTTTCATTAATACATCTTACCGTTATATTTCTTAATTTGATATTCAATAAATTCTTTTTCAAGTAATAAAGTTTCTGCATCTCTATTAAAGTATTTTATTGGTTCAAATACAAATGAATACCCATTTTCACATTCACCATGAAATTTACAACCTAATGTTTTATAAAACCCGTTTGCTTCAGGTGAACAAAACATTCTTATATAATTAGCATTACTATATATACCATGATTACATATAGCATTATATAGTTTTTCACCATAACCTAGACCGCGACACTTTACCACAGTCATAATTCGTTTAATATCAATATATTTTAACTTTTTATATTCATCAATAATGAAGAAACAAATACCGACAAGTTCTACATTGTTTGTTTCCTCCACATCTTTATAAATACCAATCGGTAAAAATGATTGCCAGTAATTATGTTTATCGAAATACGGTATACAATCATTAAAAATATAATCATATTCAAAGCTATCTTTAGGATAGTCTTTGAATATATTAATAACTGCATACTTCGGTACAGTGTAAAAGTACATATTAAAAATCATCACTCAGTGCACCAGAACTCTGATATTCAATAACACGAGTTTCAAAAAAATTCTTTGCTTTGATAAGATCTTGCACTTCACTGAGAAATTTAAATGGGTTGGTATCACTCTTAAAACGGTATTTCATACCAATACCTTCAAGTCTTCTATTACCAATATACTCCATATATTGAACAAACATAGTAGAATTTAACCCAAGTATACCACCTTGAAGAACATCGTTCGCATAAGCAATCTCAAGTAATACTGCTTTTTTAAGGTATTCAGTTAGCTCATTTTCAAACTCTTTAGTCCATATTTCAGGATTTTGTTCTTTAATTTTGTTAATCAACATAGTACCGAACTTAATATGATTACTTTCATCCCTAAGAGTGTATTCAATTTGTTCTCCTATACCCGGAATCTTTTCTTTCATCGCCAATAACATAGCAAATCCAGAAAAGAAAAATGTACCTTCACATACTATCCAATACAGGAATGCTGCTCTTACTACTTGTTGAAGACCTTTAGTAGTAGTTACATCTACATTATTTAATATACCGTCGGTTACACTCATTAAGAAGTCATCCTTTGCTTTAATAGAAGGAATGGTCTTATATGCTTCATAAACTTCAGCTATATTAAGCGATAACGAATCACATATATGAACAACAGTATCATTATGCAAACACTCCTCCCATATCTGTCTTGACATATATTGTCTACATTCAGGATCAGTCACATATTGATAAAGAGTTACTAAATTATTGCCAACCAAGCTCTCACTACCAGCAAAGAAACCAAGAGTGCGTTTAGCTACTCTTTTCTCATCTTCAGTAAGAATACCACTATTCCAGTTCTGACTATCCCTAGTCATAGCAATTTCTTCTGGATCCCAGTTATTACGTTTACCAGTTTTATATAGATCCCATGCCCACTTATTAACATGTGGTAATATTTGATTGACTCCTGTTTGGTTTGCACTAATAATTTCACCAGTCTTCATATGTAAATAGAATTTATGCTTAATAGTATAATATAATAAATATTGATTACAAGTATTTTATGTAACTCTCTTACCCGGATATAGGGTTCTCCATATTTAATATTTTTTTTAGTAATTCTTTGGATGTGACAACACCTTTTTCAGTAAATTTTCCTTTATTTTGCATGACATATCTTAATACATATTCTTTACGTATACAATTAACATGCTCCCAATACATTTCTTTTGCACCTTTATCAGTTGCTATTAGCCAGAGTAATGCTAACTCATCATCGTTAAGATTCTCCAATTCGTGTTTATATATCATAGAAAAAAATAGCGCCCGAAGGCGCTTTGTTAATTATTGGCAACTCATACAACTAGGATCACTAATAATACACATCTTTGGTGGTTCCTCTTCATGTGTATCAATTTCAGGTTGTTCAGATTTAGTTACAGTACTCTTTTCTACTTCACTGGCACCTTTACCACGTAAGTAGTAGGTTGTTTTTAAGCAACTCTTCCATGCATACATATAAATATCATTTAAATGTTTAAGTGATGTTTTATCATTGTATAAGTTAAGACTTTGACCTTGATCAATCCATATTTGTCTACATGCTGCATTATCAATTAACTTATATTGATCAATCTGGAATGCAGTTTTATATTTAGACTTAATATGTTTAATAATTTCTTCAGTAAGGGTTTCAGTAACTTTAAACGGGTAGTTTTGAATATCGCCATTATTATTCTTTAAATGAGATAACATAGGTTCATTCCATAATTCATATTGTCTCATTTCTTCAACAAACCATTTATTAACCATCGTAAAGTCACCAGAAAGTGTACTATACACAAAAATGTTACTAAAGTACGGTTCAATACTTTGACATGCACCGGTAATAGAACTAATAGAAGCAGTAGGAGCAATAGCCATTGTATTGCTATTTCTCATACCATATGTCTTTATATTCTCACGTAACACATTCCAATCTTCCAGAACTTCAAGATCAGAGCGTTTAAGTGTAACACTATTACGTATCTTATTAAGGGTGATATATGTATCAACAGGTAAGATTCCTTTGCTCCAAAGGGATCCCTCATAGGTACTATATGAACCACGTTCTTTTGCTAATTCACAACTACCTTTAATAGCATTAAAAGAGATAAACTCATAAATATCTTGTGCAAGTTTACTTGCATCGTGACTATCAATTGTCATATTTAATGAGTGGTACACATCGTGCCATCCCATAGAACCTAAACCAACCGGTCTATGCGCTAAATTGCTCTTCCTAGCTTCTTCAGTAGGGTAGAAGTTAATATCTATAACATTATCAAGCATTCTCATACCAATACGTATAGCATTTTCCATCTTTTCCCAATTGATACCATTTACAGGATCAACAAACTCAGCTAGATTAATACTTGCAAGATTACACACTGCAGTCTCACCATACTCCTTAACCCTACGTGTACCATCTTCTTTAAATGTGGTAGGCTTAGTATGAAGAAGAATTTCGGTACAAAGATTACTTGAATGCACAACCCCTACATGTTGATTACTATAACGAATATTAGAAGGATCTTTAAAGGTAATCCACGGATGACCAGTCTCATAAATCATCCTAAGCATCTTTTTCCAAAGCTCTTTAGCTTCAAGCTCTTTAAAGAAGTTTAACTTACCAGCCTTACCCTTTTCTACATAAGCCCAATATACCTTTTCAAACTCTTCACCAAACGTCTCATGTAATTCAGGGCATTCAGCCGGAGAAAACAGATACCAAGGACCATTGGCTTCAACTTGCTTCATAAACAAGTCAGGTATCCAGTTAGCAGTATTCATATCATGAGTACGCTTACGGTCATCCCCAGTATTCTTACGAAGCTCAAGGAAGTCATTAATATCACCATGCCAGGATTCAACATAAGCACAACCAGCACCCTTACGTTTACCACCTTGGTTAACTGCAACTAACATATCATTATACAGCTTCCAGAAATAAACTGCACCTTGGGTATAACCGTTAGTACCTTTAATATAACAATTCTGAGGTCTGAAAGTAGTAAGGTCCATACCTAAACCACCAGCATATTTACTCTTAAGAGACTCTTGGTGTAAACCATCAAAGATACCATCTATACTATCTTCAAAAGTAGATAAGAAGCAAGAAGACAACTGATTATGAATACCACCACTATTAAATAAAGTAGGTGTAGAAGACATAATACTAAATGTGCTTAACACATCGTAAAACTTCATAGCCCACTCATCTCGATCTTCTGCATTTTCACGAATTGCTAATCCCATAGCAACACGCATCCAAAATGCCTGAGGGGTTTCAACTTTACGACCATTAATATGATAAAGGTAACGATCGTAAACTGTCTGCAAACCGAGGTACTCAAATTTATTATCTCTATCAATTTGAATATACTCAGAAAGCTTCTTAAGGTTAAACTTCTTAATATCTTTACTTACAATACCAACATCAATAAGACTTTTGAGATTAGATATAAAAGATTTACGATACTGGAACTCAAAAAGGTCGCTATCAGTATTTTCACCGAAAACTTCTTTATAAATTGTAGTAAGAAGAAGTCTAGCAGCTACATAAGTATAGTTAGGTTCTTCTTCGATAAGAGCTCTAGCTGATTTAATTAAAGCTTTGTCAATCTCGGTAGTTGGTACACCATCATATAATTTGATCTTTGCGTTGTACATTACCTGCATAACATCAGCATGCTTAATATTTTCACAGCATCTGGTTATACCAGCTAATATTTTATCTTCATTAAAAGTTTCTTTTGAACCGTCGCGTTTGATTACATTCATAAAGCGTGTATTATTTATAAGGTATCTTTAAATTAATTCAAGGTAAAAATATACAAATATACATCTGAGCTAATTTATGGTAAAATGGTACCGGTGATTCCTTATATACTGTAGTGTCAAAATTTTTATATATTGGATCTATATATTTTTCACCATCTTTAAAAGGTATACCAATTATTTTGCTGCTTAAATACTTTAGAGTTATCACTTCTTCACTACTAATATCATTGTGTTCAATCCAAATTCCATACAAATATAAACCATCATACTTAATTCTTTGAGGTTTACATCTTTCAGGTATTATGAATCTAGAATGATCATAATGATTTTTTATAGGATAACCTATAAATAACTTTTCTTCTACTTTATCAGTATAAAGAGACTCATCTATAGGTATATTTACATCACAATTGTTAATTGTTATCATACTACAATTGTGATGGTTGGTTAATAAAAATCAACCAACTATGCATTAAAATTTCTAATTAACAAGCAGTTTGGTAATTTATAAATTTTACCTTGCAATTTACCACCAGTGCGTACTATAATAGTAAATTGATCATCAGATTGTACCGGTCCATTCACTATATCTCCATTAATTTTTAATGTTCTAATAACCGTTCCGGTCATCGCATTAAACACTTTAACAGTATTATTATTGTAAGATATAATGTATTTTGGTTTCATCACTTCTTATTTAATTTATCAATCTTTTGAGCAAGATCGTCTATCTTAGCCACAAGTGATAAATTAAGAGTATTTAAATGATTTTCAAGAATCTGACAATTCTTTTGCAAGATATCAAGTCTAGCAGACTTTTCATCAAGATCCTTGTAAAGTTGATTAATTTTTTGAATTTCGCTTGGCGTCATACTATTTACTTAAAACATTATTAACTTTAATCAACCATACCACCGCCTGGCACACCTGGTATATTTGGACCATTAGATTTTTGTTTCATTTCATCTGTGGTTCTTTGTTCAACTTCTTTATGAAAATTATACAAAATTTCTGATTCAATAGGTGGTAATGAATCAAAATATTCACAAGATATGTTATATTCTTTAGATAAAATAAATTGTTTAATAAACAAATTTGTTAATAACTCATTAAAGAAAACACCTAAAATATTAAACATGTTATCTTTATCTAAATACATGTATAATGTGTTAAATTCATTTTTATCTACATCTACTTTAAATTTAATAAGTTCAATTTTGTTTATTGTTGATGTTATGTTTTGTATTTCATCATATAATTCAAATAAAAAATCTCCAGGTAATAAATTAATTGCTTCAACTTGTTCTGATTCACTTAGTTTTGATAAATTAAATATTTTATTCTTTACACCAACAGTGCTGATAAAATTATTTGGTTCTTGTATATCAATAAATAAATTTTTTGGTACACACATTTCAATATAATATTGATTATGTTTTAGTGTTTTGTTTGTTTTAATATCACCATTATCAGTAACGTTTTTAATTACATCATAAATATTGTATCTTAAATTATACTTACTGGTATCTTTTTGGATAGTATGTACAAGAGAATCTCCTACTGATATACATCTTAAATTCAATAGAAATACAAATTTATCGATAATATTTAGTGCTTTTATATCTACGTCACTATGCTCTTCAATAAAATTATTAATATATGAATTAAAAGTTTCAGCATTTTTATTTGCAATATGTTTTAGTAACACCTTATACGTGCTATTTGTAAACTGTTTTACAAAAATATACCTCTGTAATGAGGGTAAGTATATTTTAATTTTAAAAGGGGTTGCCATTTACATTATATGTATACAATATTACAATGGTATTCTAGGTAATATTTGATTACCAGGTTCTTGTAACGGAGATATACGAGGAATAACACCTCTTGGATTTTTTGCAATTTGTGATATTTTTGTGATAATATCTGGAAGAGGTAAATATAGTGTATTTTGGATAGCATAATTACTATATTTCCAGCTTACCGGAAACGTATCCATTGCTTCACCTTCATAAGCTAATTCTCTAGATCCCACTGAAGTGGGGTAACAATTATAAAATGTCCAAATTTTTCTCGGTATCATTGATAATTTTTGGTATGATCTAGTATACTGTAAAACAGTTATTGTAGTACTAACATCTTTATTGGATTCTTGAGGAGGTCTTGCAACATACCCGTAATGATCCGCTAAAATTACCCATGGTCTAATTACAAAGTCAACGAATGATGTATTAGTTTCCATAAAATTAATTTGTAACCCACCATCATAACTACCTCTACCATTACTAATTAAACCATTTAAGAAACCTCTATTAAGCTGATTTTCAGTAAAAGCTGTATTGGTTGTTTCATTTTCAGGTATACCAACACCTTGTGCAAATATACAACCAGTAATTTTATTAAGTGGGTACGATTTAAGAATTCTTACCGCTGCATTAATATCGAAATTATGTGTATTACCACCGGTAAGTTCTAAAGCTTGTAATGTTTGTGTGTTGAGTGCAGCAGGGTATCCTTGTATTACAATTAACCATTGAGTTTTAAGTGGTATAGTAGTTAACCATGATTCCATTTGAAAGAGAAAAAAATCTCTTGCACTTATTAATGGTATACCAGGAATTGTGAATCCAAATAAATTAGAAAGCTGCGGGGCTATTAATGGATTAGTCCCCGCAGCTACACCTTTTGCAGCATCTTTTAAACCTTGGATTGCATCTGTTAATGGGTTATTCATCCAAGATTATTTAAGCTTGAATTATTGCGTTCTTGGTGGTGCTAATCTTCTAAAGTAGTGATATGAAATAGTAGCCGGAAAATTAACAATTGCACCTGTACCAGATGAAATAGGATATTCAATAGCACCGACACTTCTTACAGAAACACCAACTAATTGATATTGAGCTACTCTATTAAGTTGGGTATCTAACTGTAATAGATCAATTGTTGCTGTTTGTCTTGGTGTAAAATAATTACCGGTACTTGTTGCGTCATCAAAAGTGTCGCGTGACCAATCTTCAAATTTGCGTCTAATTAATGATTGTGCATCGCAATAGAATGTTAGCCCATAATTTTCAGAACCATCATATGTGGCAACACCGGGTAAGTTAAAATTTAACCCCATATATGGTACTGCTACGTTTTGTATTGATCTTGCAGGCAATGAACCAGCTGTAAGATACACAAGGTCATTTTCATCAAATGTAACAGATGATGCACCACCAGTGTTGATAGATAACAACCTGAATTGGAAATCACGTGAAAAGTCGCGTTGTAACGCTACCCTGTAAAAGTCGCTTATAGTTTGCTTTACGTCTGGCATATAATTATTTATTATCTACAAGCGGTATTTGATAAAGTTGAGATAAAAAAACCAGCCATAAAGGCTGGTTTTTTGTTATTATATCACCTATTAACCTACAATTTCTTGGAAGTTTTGTGATGTTCTTGTTGCAACGAAGTTCACTAAGATGGACTCTGCTGTTCTTACCGGTTTAAGGTATATATCAACAATCAATTGATTTTGGTCAATTATTTCAGGTGTGTTGTTACGTTCGTCACAAACAATCAAGTAATCATAAAGACCTTCGGTATTCTTAGCATCATCAAATATTGGATTAATGACATTAACAAGATTTGATCTTGTAAACAACGTATTAGGTTCAAATACAAAGTACTTAACAGTGAACTTTGTTTGTTTTTCAAGTACTAAGAATAATCTTCTAACATTGATTCTATCAAATGCGCTTGGTCTTTGTTGTAATGTCTTTTGACCCATTACAACAAAACCTTCACCTGGGAAGAATGCAACTGGATTTACTTGTATTGGATACAATTGATCACGTTGTGCTTGATTAGGATAAAATGCAATATCATTCAATGTAAGTACTAAACCTCTTGTGAAGCCTGCAGGTGCAAACCATGGTTTAAAGTTAGCATCTGTATTACCCATTAATTGTGCAGCAACACCGCTGAAAGGTATCCAAGTATCCGTACCACTATAACCATCAAATACTTTACCCCAAGTACTGTAAATACAAGAGTAACTTGAATTTGCTGCATATAACAAGTGTTTAAACGGTGAGTATATATACTGACCAAAGTTATAACCTGTTGTAGAAATTGTCTTAGTGTTAGGACCATCAACTAAAATATTTCTATACGCATCAGCAATAAACAAGCAATCTTGTCTTACAAATTGGCAGAAATTGTTAAATTTTGCATAAATTGTATTCCAATTAGTTATTGTTGATGCAGCATCACCACCTGCTGCTAATATGTCCGTTGTTGGTTTAGCTGCTCTTAAACCTTGAACATATTGGTTCATGTTTACAGTGTCATCGAAATAATCTGCTGGGTTACCACCAACACCTAACAACTGGGTTGTTGTAAAGATTGTTGAAATACCACCGTCACAAATTATATCAACATCATACACATCTGTATTTGAGAGTCTATCAAACACACGATCAAGTTTAAGTGAAATACTACCAATTTCTTTATTGCTAATTTGAGTTGGTGTAAAAACACCTTGAGCCCAAATATAACCAACATCAGTACCAATACCAGAAGCTGCTTGACCGATTGTACCCGATGGTGCACCTACAAATGATGTGTACTCACTATCAGTTAAATCAAGAGGGTTACCTAAATTTTGAAGTGTTTGTGTTGCAACTCTCACTTTAGTACTTGGTACCCCAGCTGCATTTAACCAAGTTGTAGTTCTATAATTAACAGAACCTGAATCATATACTTCACCAGAAATATATGGGTTTACTAATACTTTAACATTTGGACTAGTCTTAGCAACATTTGGTAAGAAGAAACTTATTGGTTGACCACCGTTTTGACTATTAATTTGACGATTGTAATCAAGTGAACCTATATACCCTTCTTGATATACATAGTCAAGTTTAATTGTGTCAGGTGAGAAGGTTGATTGACGTAATTTAAATACAGCCAACACCAATGTATCATCAAACCCTCTTGTATTAATGTTAAATGTTGGAATTGCTTCTATTACTTCAGAAACGCTGTTACCTGTGGGTATTGAACCAGCTGGTAAAGCAGTTTCAAATGTTAAACGTGATGGAGGTAATGTAGTTGCGTATACATCATTCCTTAAGTTATAAGCATTATATTCATTGGAAACAGCTCTCACACCCTCAACATCATCAAATGGTGTAGCAGGGTTAAAGTTTGTATTATCAACGAGGGCAGTGTAATAACCTTCAAATCTACCGTTATTAGCTACTTGCGCACTATTAAGAATAATAATACCAGCGCCGGAAATATCATTAAGATTTAATGCTGAATTGTTATAGTTAAGTATTGAACTTAAATTTGATGAAGTATCACTCCAACTAAAGCCATTACCATCTTGAAGTGCTTGGTATGAGGATAACGGTAAATTTATTAAGTACGGTGAACCAATCAAATAGCTTGAAATTTGATTTGTTGATGAATAAGCTAGGTTACTGGTGAGTGCAGGGGTAAGTGTACCATCAAATGCTGTGTAAGCAGATACTGGGTATACTAAAGCACTGTAAAAACTTAAACTAAACCCTTCACCGCTGTTTTGACCGTATGGTAATCTGTTAACAATAACATTTACCGGGCTGTTAAACAATTGTGAAACTGTATAGAAAAAGTATCTTTCCGCAGCATTTGTTGGGGTACCGTAAATATCAATAAATTCTGATCTTGTATTTACTTGAATAATTTCATCAGACGGTCCTTGAGGAGCAAAACCGCAAACGAAAACATTGGTACCAATCTTAGGTGCAGCACGCAACGTAAGATCTACCTCACTGATCTGTACGCCCGGGCTTGTCAATCTATTATTATTAGTGATAGGCATACATATATTTATGTATTTTCATCCACTTTTTTAAATTAACAACTTCATATACAATTGTGAAAAAGAAAAGGTGAAGGTAGTATCGTAAAGTGATGAGTCTCTATAATTTGCTGTTAAAGACCCTAAAGTTATAGGAAAAGCTTTAGTATATGTAAATTGTGCAACTTTATTGTTATATTCATCTAAACTATATACAATAAAATCACTCATATATAATGCTTCTTCAGATTGCTTACCTTTATATAATGATCTCACCGGGGTGACAAAGGTGTCTATTGTTCTTTCATCAGTTTTAGCAAATAAACCACCTACATCATCATTTAATATATCCAACCACTTATAAATGAAGTAATAGTTTTTAAATCTATTATCCACTGTAAAATTTACCGAAATATCTTCATAAGGTGTTCTAGAATAACTAGACACCTTTAACGTTTGATTAGCATATCCAACTGTAACTGAAGGTACAGTTACAGCAGGTATTACGGTGCCATATACGCTATACTGTATTGCTTCAGGATATATTCTATCTAAATCATAGTTTCTAAATATAGCAGGTGGTGTAATAATCAGTAAAAATTTATCCGCTCTTTGTTTATTTAAAGGAGCTTGTTCAAATGGTGTAGCATTTAAAGGAATGTCAGGCACACTATTATTTATTATGGGGTTGGTCGTTCGAAAAATTTCCAACCCATAGTTTGTAACTCTTCTATATCACCATTAGAGGATTCTCCTGAGGTAAAAACAAATGGTGATGGTAACCCTTGATTTAAATCATTCATACCGTAATAAATTGAATCAAACGATTTAATTTGTGTAGATCTTGCATTATTAAATGATTTCACCACTAATGGTCGTTTATTATCATCATACTTTTCAACCATAAAATATTTCTCCACTAAATCATTTTCCAATACTATCAACCCCCACACTAAAGCCATAACTTCATCATCAAATATATCTGCACCAGGTCTAGCTTTCCATGTACCGTTTGGATATCTTACAAAGTTTTTGAGTTCTTTTAAAGTGCTTTCATCTCTAATTGCTACAGCTTTCTTTTCTTTCATCCAATAACGTTTGTTCATCACACCTTTAAATTTGACATTAGTGTGGCTAACGACACCTTTCTTATTACCAGACGTATTGGCGGGGCTAAAATTAATCAAATTTGTATAATTAAATGAAAAGAATAGTTGATCAACCACTTGTGCTCCGCAATTATTTCTTTCAATTGCCACCAGTGGTGATCCCCATTGTACTAAGATTTCATATAGTTTCTTAGTGAAATGCACTGGAGCTACAGAGTTACTCTTATACTTGGCTACTTGTTCTATGTTGGTAAGATCTTGAATATCTAAGATTTGAACTACTGTATAGTTTTCATTCATACCCTCACCAACATCAACCCCAGCAACATATATACCATTAGGATCTATATCTTTATATATAATGTAATTACCATCATCAAATGTGTATATAGGTTCTCTAATTGTTTTCTTTAAATGATTAAACAATACTTCATCCACAGCAGACTCACCTGTTTGGATAAATTTACAACCAAATTCTTGATCAAATGCTTCTTCACTACCTACACCTAATACCATTTCACGTTTCCAAAGTAAATCTCTACCAGGTATTTCACTCCATAGAACTTTATCATATTCCCAGTTATTTAACTTAGCCTCAGCTTTACTATAAATATCATAAAATAAATTATCAGTGCCATTTGCAGTAGAGGCAATAAAGATTTTTGACTTTTTAGATGAAGAAACGATTGGAAACACCGATTTCCAGAATTCATGAACTATATGATGTTCAATAAATGCCAACTCATCTAATATAAGTAAACTAACAGACATACCACGAGCAGCAGTGCCAGTGGTAGTGCTAATACCTATTGAACTACCATTAGTGAGAACCATTGATTCTTTACCATATTCTTTAACACCTGGTTTAAGCCAGTTAGGTAATTCTTCATATGCAAGACGTATTCTACCGAAGATTTCCTTTGCTGTACCCTCTTTATTTGCAACAATTAACACTTTTTGATCTTCATTAAAACATACATACCAAAGTGCATATATGGTCATTAATGTTGTTTTGCCAATCTGACGAGATGCTAATAAGATAAAGAATCTACTGGCCATCATCTTTTTTAGTACCCTCTTTTGACACTTATGTAAATCTATGCAATTTCTACCATCATCAATACTAATTATATAAAAATATGTGGTTGCAAAATGTATAATATCTTTTGAAGATTTCTTAATTTCCTTCACCATTTCAGGAGTGTATTCAAAAGTACTATGAACAGTAGGTAAATTTGGATTACCTAGGTAATGTTCTCTTTGTTTTACAATGGCCATACGTATATTTACATTGGAGACTATAAATATACATATATGAATTTGACTCGTCAAATGCAAAGTATTGCAGATCTATACAATCAGATTACACCTATTGTAGAGAAAACCTATACCCCTGCTCCTACTACAAACAATCTCTATTCATCAACAAGTGATAAGAATTCCAACATGTTGAATGAAATGTATCTTAACATTTTAAATAAGTCAACATCTAATAAACAAAACGTGCTTAATGAAGCAACTGTCCAACCTGGTGTAAATACCAAGAAAGCTGATATTAACAAGAATAAAAATTTAGAAGACTGGGAAATAGCTAGAGCTAACAAAGCTTTCGGTAATAAGGAAGGTGAAGAAGACGAAGTTGAATATGAAGAACAAACAGAGGGTAAAAGTGATAGCGATGATATGCCACCGGTGAGAGCTAACATTCAAGGTGATGAAGAGGATGATGAAAGTGTTTATGAAGGTATGAAATCCTACTCTGCCAAACAGGCCAGAAAGGGTAAAGATATAGGTATGAAAGGTAAAAATTTCGCAAAAATTGCTAAAGGTGCAGCTAAAAAACATGGTTCAAAAAAAGCTGGTAGAAAGATAGCTGGTGCAGTGTTGGCCAAGTTGCGTAATGAAAAATTTGATCAATTTGGTAAAACTAAACACTTAATGAATGCACTTAACTTTAAGTTAAAAGATTCAAAAAACTATAAACCAGCTGGTTCAGGTAAGAACACAGCTGTGAAATCAACACATACCAAAACAGTTAAGAACACTTTTTTATCTGCTGATGAAACACCAAAGGAACCAGCATTTATTAAGAATTCAGGTCCTAAGGCTAATGAAGGTACCAATACTTTAGAAGAGCCAATTGAGCCAGGTCCAAAGCAAGTTGGTAATTTTTATCAAGTAAATAAATACTCACAAGGACAACAAAAAAATATTAAAGCCTCACAGAAAATTAATGAAAGGAACATAAATAATGGTATGAAGAATGATAAGTCAATTTTTGATAAATTATATGAAGATGTAATGGCAGACGATGACGCTATTGCTCTTGGTGCAACCGATGCAGCCCTTGAGGGTGACTTAGGTGGTAATGAAGCAGAAGATATGGGTGGTGAAGAAATTACCATCTCTATGCCAAGAGATGTTGCTGAACAATTACATTCATTATTATCAGCCGTCCTCGGTGGTGAAGAAGATATGGGTGAAGAAGATATGGGTAATGAAATGGAAGATGAGTTTGGTGGTAGTGAAGAAGATGAACAAGCAATGGGTGATGATGCACCAATGGGTGAAGAAATCGAAGCAGAAGTGCTCGGTGAGCCACTTGTTAAGCAGAACATGAAGGGTTCTGGTTGGATAGGTCCTAAAGGTAAGAATAACGTAGTTGATAGCACAGTATCAAAATTAGCTAGACCTGGTAAAGGTGGTGACAGTAAGGTGACTGACAAGGTGGGTGATGATGGTACAGAAGGTCATCCATTAGTAAACCAAAAGAAGGGTACAGAACTTATTGGTCCTAAGCATAAGAACACTGTTAAATCAGTAACGACATCAAAAGTGGGTGACACATTCTTTCAACCAGCTTAATAAGTAATATAAAAAAAGTTAACCCTGATAGGCAACTATCAGGGTTTTTTTATAAATATACATATATGTTGGATTCTTTTAAAGACTATTATCACAAACAGGTTCAACATAGACATCGTCATCCCGTTATACGTGATCCAAGTACTAGAAAAAACACTTACACAGTGCCAGAATATATTAGACCTACATCATCTAAACTTAAGACATACAAAGATTTTAAGAATCAAGTAAATAAAGGTACAACCAATATTGGTACTGAAACCACTAAAGAACTTAAAAATAAATTTAACGTGAGAAATATGCCAGTAGGTAAGGTTAAAGGTCTTAAACGTACTGGTGTGGGCATGGTGAAAAGACCTAACGGTAGCATACAACTTGTAAAAACAAAATAATATGTCAATAGCAAGATATAAAGGTAGTAATTCAGCTAAAGTATATCCGTATTCACAACCAGTTAACCCTTGTTTTAGATTTTTAAATAAATCAACACTCGAATGTGAACAGGATGTGTTTAATAATTACTGGCAAGAAATAATTAACCTTTACGGACAAAAAGTTACTTACTATCAAAGTAACTATAATTTAGTAAGTGCTGATAATTTTTACGGTGAAGATCCTACTAGACAATATGCCCTACCTAAACAATTAGTCATCGGTGTAGAATTAAATGAAAATGCAATAATGCTTACCAAATTTGGTATTCAATCTGATGATGAAGTAACAGCTTATATATCTATTACTCAATGGTATGATATTTTCGGTCAAAGTACGGAACCTAAGTCAGGTGATGTGTTTGATTTAAGTGAATATGGTGAAGGTAGACCTAATGGTAGAACAGGTAAACAATATGAGATTACACAACGTGTTGATGAAGATGCAGCACGTACAAGCCAGTTAATGGGTCATTATGTTTGGTTAATAAAAGCTAAGAGATTTGAATGGAGTTATGAACCAGGTTTATCTGCTGAAGGTGTTAACAATCAAGTGTACGATAGCCGTGAAGCTGGTCTTTCAGGTGATCCAATGGATGAAAAACCATACTCCGAAAATTTTGATGATACATCAAAAGAGGTATTTGATTATGATACAAACCCTGAAAGTAACACCGATGTCTACGGTGGTTACGGTATTAATTAATACGTTTATAAATTGATTGATAATCAGGTAATTGCTCATTTCTCATAGCAGAAATATATTTTTCTGCTTGACCTATACTATCAAATTCAATATCTACGTGTTCAAAATTATCATTTATAAACGTATAAACAACATTGTTTACATTCTTTTTAATGTAATTTATAGTATATTGACCAGGGGGTAATATTGGTGTGTTACCGGTAACTCTTGAGGAGGTATTGGTCATACCTGGTTTGATTACTTTTTTACCGACTATAAAGGAAGTACCGATGATGTACGTCATACCACAACCTCCTCCATTAAATCATCAGCTGGCTCTTCTTCAACTGTAATTGACTCTTCAATATTAGCTTCAAAGATTATATAGGCTGGGGTACTAAAACAAGGCTCTTCATCTCTATAATAACACACTTTATCAAGCATAGAAAAATAAGTCTCTTTTATATATGTCTTGAACATAAGAGGTTTAATCCAATTAGTATTTTTTGCAAGATCAAACCCCACCTTATTTGCTTTTACAGTTACTATATCTATAGCCTCAAATAAGCATAACCATCTTGCAAGTTCAGCACTACCCATTTTTTCAACTGTCTTTTTTATAGAATTGTTTTGTATTTGCATATATTACACCATCAATTATACCTGCAATAATTTTTGAATCAACAGTAATTTCGCTATCATACAAATTTTTTAACAAATCATTTATAATACATCTATGATTTTCAATAATTATTTTTTTAGTTGCATCCTTTGTATTATTTTTCAATTCATCAAATACACTCTCAATTAATAGACTTACAATTGCAAGAGGTTTCTCATCACTTATCATGTAATGTTGACCAATTTTATATTTACTATGTAATACAAAATCGTGAATATACTTACTATCTAAATTACTGTAATCGATATTACTAATTTTTGTACCTTCTAATGGTACAAAACTGGCTGGTACTTGTTCAAATGTCATGGTCTTTATTTTTTGTAAAATCGAATTTATTAAAAGGGTCCTCGGTTAATGGGGTAGTAGTTTGAAATGACTTCCACCCTACCATACATTTTAGTTCTTTATCACATTTAGTGCAGTTGTATAAATTTTCCTCATTAAGATTTAACATTACAAATTGGCTTGATTTATTATCACACGGGCAATCTACCATTACAAATTGTTTACTATAATTTTCAGCAATTTTAACTTCTGCTTCTCTTGCTTTTGTAAGTTCTTTAGCGGTATATATTCTATAAATAGAATCACCTATAAAATATTGCACAAGTAGCGCTACAAAAAATGTAGGTATAAATGGTAAGTTAAAAAATAAACATGCACCTGCACATAAAGCACTAGTAGCTACCCAAATAAATAAACCGAATGAAATTCGTTTAAAATCCATACCAATATTGTATTAATATTTTACAATTATTCAACTTCTTCGTCAGTACCTTCCATCGACTTCGTAGTATCTTTGATAATTTTTTCTATTTGTTTAAATTTTGTAATTGTTTGCTGTATTTTAATTCTATCTTCACCTGTTGTAACTGGATTTTGTAAACTTCTTGTTAACTTCTCCATTATATTAGAGTAATCAATAATAAAACCTGCGATATCATCATAAATAGTACTTAACGGGTAAGGTAATATTTTAGGGCATTGAATAAACGGGTACCCAATATCACTATTTGTATAGTTCTGCGTATCTGATACTTTTTTAAGATCAGACATCATGATATTATTACCTTTTAAATCCCGGGTAGCAATACCCTGGACCCAACGATTATACATCATTGTATTGTCTTCTGAAATATATTGGGACATATATAAAATATTTAGTCTGCTAATAAATAATAATATGAGTGTATTTCAAAAGAGATTTATTAAAGTAGTTGAAGCAGCAAATGTACTTGATGATATGGCAGATGATAAAGAAGCCATGGCTGCAACACTTGATCAAGGCGCCTCTCCAACAGATTATGAAGTAAATGCACCATCTTTATCTACCAAGGATGTATTAAAGCAATCATATGAGATGCAAGCTGGTGAATTGCAACAATGGATCAGTGAAATTGATAAGTTTGTACAATATATTAATGGTGATACCGATGTTTCAATCCAATCTAAATTACACAATGCAAGTTGTGATACAATGTTTGAAAAGATTGCTTCTTCCGAATCAAAGAAGATTGCAAGAGTAGCAAGCGAACTTAGCGCTTTAGTGCAATCATTTAAAGGTTATTTAATTAGCGGTAAGAACGGTTAAACTTTAATTTGACTCAACAATAACTTAGCTTTTAAACCGGAATTGCTGTTTTTAATAACAAATTCCGGTTTAATTTCATTTGTTCCTAAAGTGCAACACATTTCATTAAAATCTTTAAACTTTTTACCAATTATCTCAGGCCATATAAAAATTAATTCGTCGTTTTCAGCTAATTTATAAGACTTCTTCAAACCTGCTTCATCTTGCCATTGTGAATCTAATACCCAAATGATTTTATGCAACGGGTAGCGTTTAATTTGTGTAGCTTGTAATTGAGTAAAAGTGGAGTAACTATCTTCTTGTATACCTGCCACTGCTACACCATTACGAACAAAAAAACTATCAATAGGTCCTTCAAATATAAAAATGTAATCTATATCAGATGTAACATTATCTATATTGAATATAGACTTTTCTCCATTTCTTTTAGAGAGGTACTTAGGTTTATTCTTTTTATCAATATCTAACACTGTTCTACTCTGATAATAAATAGGTTTATTGTTATCAAAGAAAGGAATTATAAGTCTATTCTTATGAGTGTAGTCTTTTAACGATGTGTAAACCTTTTTAGGTCTATTTATCGCTGTATCTAATCGTCGATCCTTTATATATTTTACCACCTCATTAACAATGTTAACGTCTTTATAAAAACTTATTTGCGTAACATCATATAAATCAATACAATCATCTGGCAGATTTTCAGTTATAGGCTTTTTTTCTTCACGATCAACAGTTATTTTTATATTATCAACTTGTTGAATCTCGGTGATTACAGTGTTATATGATTCACCTGATACCTGCATTATCCATTTTATAGGGTTACCACTCCAACCGCAATTGTGACAAAATATTAAATTCTTTTTCGTTACATAGAATAACCGTCTTTTCAAACCCCAGCTCTTACCTTCTTTACAAATCGGGCAACCTCCTTGGTAAGTGCGAGTAAGACGGTTATATTTTGGTTTATTTGTGTACTGATAAAACTTTTGTACAACAAATTCTTCAGGTATGAGCATTATTTTTTAACTTTTTCTACACTCACAATACCTTTTCTAATAAAAGTACCGCTATTAGGATCAATCCAATGTGCTTCGGTTATTTTTTGATCACCTCTCATAAACGTTTTTATCTGTGGTGTTACAGGATTACCGCTAATAGGACTAGAAATTACAACTGGTCTCACAAATTGTTGATTACTTAAATTATTAATCATACAATTATTTAGTATAATCCCAACTGTTCTACAAGTTTATTCAATTTATTACTTTGAAAAAACTTCTCATACCATTTGTTTTTACTCTCAAGTATCTTGTTTAACTTAAGTTCTTCACAAAGACTAATAAACATGTTGTAGTTTCTTTCATCCTTTAACTCGACCAACTGTTTATCATAGTGGATGTATTCATCCTCCTCAAGAAAACCTCGTTTGAGATCCATTAATCGCATGTTTCTCTCATATATAATCTTCTGCTCATCAGTAAGACAGTTGATATTGTTATTATCTACAATTTCAACAGCAAGTTTTATACCTTTTTTAGGTCCAACCTTATACAAACCATCGATATTATCACTTTGATCACCTGTAAGAGCTTTTAAAGTGAGAAAGTACTTATGTTCAACACCTTTATTAGTAATTGCAAAGTTGCTTTCAGTAATTAACTCTTTCTTTATAGGTGAATAGACAGATACATTATTATTAATTAATTGTAACATATCTTTATCAACAGTTACAATTACATTATTAAAACAATTGTTTACTTTAGTAAGATAACCAATAACATCGTCAGCCTCTAACTTATACGGAAACAAATTGTGTATACCTACAGCTTTAAGTAATTCTCGTAGCTTTTCTTCATGAATATGTGCATCTACAGTTAAACTCTTATCACGGTTAGCTTTATACACAGCTGGAAGTAACTGTTTTCTAAAATTTTCACAAGGATCTAACAATTTTTTATCCCAAACTGCATATATTTTCTTAGGATTAAACTGATTAACATATGAAAATACTGCATTCATGAACAAATGCACCGTAAAATTGGGTGCTTCCTCTTCAGAAGACATCGTTTTAGCAACCCAAAACGTGCGATAAAGAAGATTATTGCAGTCCAATATCAAAATTTTCATCTTCTTTTATAATAGAATCATTTTTAGGGTTGTCAATATTAAACTTATATTGTTTTAAACAAAGTGTTCGAAAGTCCGTAGGTAATTTAATAGTAGTTTTACGTAATAAATTACCTTTTATACCTTCTTTTACATCTTTTGAAGGAATGCATATGTTTTTTAACCCTTTTATAGATAGAAAACAGTATAAATCATCATGTTTATTATGTTCAATATAAAATAATAGATGACCTAGATATACACCTTTATGTACCGCATATATTTCCCCAGGTTTAATATTTATTTTTGTAAAATTGAAAAATTTCATGTAATGAAAAGTCTAATGTAGTGTAAGAATCATTGCTAATTTCGTTTCTATACTTAGAATTATCAATTGCATATCTAAAATCATGACCTAATCTATCTTCAACATTAACTATTTCACCTTTGATACCGTGAATATTGTAAGCAAAATCAATTATTTTAGTAGCTAACTCAAGATTTGTAAATTCAATACCAGATCCAATATTATAAATCTGACCAAATGTACCTTTAACTGCAATTTGTAATATTGCCAAAGCATGGTCTTTAGCACTTATCCATTCTCTCACATTACTTCCATTACCGTATAAAGGAATTGGTTTATTATTAACAATAGATTTAATACAAGTTGGTATAAATTTTTCACGATGCTGATAAATACCAAAATTATTACAGCATCTAGTAATGATTGCAGAGATTCCGTAGGTGTTTACGTATGATTGTACTAATAAATCAGAAGCTGCCTTCGATGCACTATACGGTGATCTTGGATTTAAAGGTGTTTCTTCCGTAAAACAGTCTTTATAGTTTGTAAGATGACCATAAACTTCATCGGTAGAAACGTGAATAAGTTTACAATCTTGAGTTTTAACAAATTCAAGTACATTTAAAGTGCCATTTACATTTGTTTCAACGAATATACCCGGATTTTTGATGCTACTATCTACATGTGACTCAGCTGCAAGATGTAAAACATAATCTATTTTACTGTTCTTTGGTATAAGTTGACGTTTAACTACTGTATTTATAAGATTTTCACCGAAATACTTAGATGAAATATCTAAATACACAAAATTATGTGTATTAGAAACTAATTCATTTGAATATGTTGATGCATAGGTTAGTTTATCTACAACTATCACATTTGCAGATGTTTTTTCTACCAACAATCTAATGAGGTGATTACCTATAAACCCATAACCACCTGTTACAACTATATTTTTATTGTTTAATTCGTTTAGCATACACATCTCCAACTATTTTACCTGTGCGTTTTTGAACCGCTGCAATAAAATTACTTGCCTCTAACAAATCATCTATCTGACCACAATCAAACCACGTTACCGATTCACTATGCATCAATATATGACACATTTTTTCTTCATCAATATACTGGTTTATAACATCAGTTATTTCATATTCCCCTCTTTTTGATAGTATTAGTTTTTTAGCTTTATCAATTACGGTGTTATCGAAGAAATACACACCAGGTACAGCGTAATTTGAAGGAGGAATTTCAGGTTTTTCAACAATTTTTTCTAGTGCACATTTTTCATTAAAAGACATCACACCATATGATTTAGGGTTAGATACTTCAATACCTAAAATTAAATTATGGGTTGTATTTTTAATTGTGTCAGCAACTAAAGAGAAATTTCCATAAAAAATATTATCACCTAACATTAGGCAAACATTATCCTCACCTATAAAATGTTCACCTAAATGAAAAGCATTAGCAATACCACACGGGTTATTCTGTACCACATATGTAAAATATGCATTTACATCACTTAATAGTTTAGAATACAGTGTTACATTTTCATACGATGAAGTAATAATTAATATTTCATCAATTCCAAATTCGAGCATTTGTGCTACCGAATAATGAATCATCGGTTTATCATAAACAGGTAGGAGCTGTTTAGATACGCTAGTAGTTAGTGGATAAAGTCTTGTACCGTTACCCCCTGCTAAGATTATACCTTTATATTTCATATAGTTATATCAGCATCAGCATCAACGCTAATAATTTCACCGTTGGTGTTGACTATTTCACTATCACACGTTATTCCGGTTTTTTCACTATACTCTTTATACAATCTCAATGTACGAAGTAATGATTCCTCAGTAGGTGGTAAGATAAGACCCATTTGAGCAATCTTGGTTGTATTAAGAGCACAGTTACTACGTTTAGCAGTGATGTTCAAATCAGCCAAATTATCGGTAAACACCCATTTTTTATTTCTAGCTTCTTCTAACCCTGCTTCAACCATTATATCAACTATAGTATTAGCATTAACCGGTGCGGGGTTGGTTACATTAAACACACCAAAATCGGTAACATAATCAATATCTAACAACATAAAGTTATAGATAAAATTATAAAAATCATCCACACAAGTAATACTATTAAATTTAGATAAAGTTACAGGATACTTTAAGATTTTTGTGAGATAATTTTTATCACCTGGTATAAAAGTATATGGCATTCTAATTCTAAACACATGACATATATCTTTTAATACCGTTTCACTAATATGTTTAGTTTTACTGTAGAAACTACTATCAGGGTTATAGATACCAAAATTAGGTACATCTGTTTCACTGTAATAAGTGTCATAACCATCATAAATACACCCACTACCTACGTGGATACATCTTACCTCGAATTCATTAGCAACTCTAACAATGGTAAGTGGTACAGTTACATTATAAAAATACGTAACAGATTTATTTTCAGTTAATTCACACGCATCTACATTTGGCTTACCGGTGTAACCGGTACAAATAATAATACGATCAAATGGTGAGTTTATAGTATTAGCATGATACCCGAGAAACATACGAAGCATTTCTGGCTTAGTATAATCCACAAGAGTTTGATTTATGGTATGAACCTCAAAATCTTCGACTTTAGAAAGGAAATAACTAAGACGTTCGCCAATAAAGCCTTTACCAATTACAAGTATTTTCATAAGTTATATTTTTTTATTATACGGGTCATTTAATTCAACTCTATTAGAAATACCATTCTTAATCAAGAATGAAATTATTACTTCCATAGAATCAGTTGATAAGTGATAGTTTTTAGGTATTTTATTACCACCATCATTTATTTCAAATATTATTTCTTTATAGTCAGTCTTGTTACAATAACATGTAATCAATACAGATTCCCTTTTAGGGTTTAATAGGATAGTCCATTTTCTTGGATCAGCAAAACTGTAATCATGAAACATTTTGAGTACAATAAAGCCACAATCTCTTAAACGTTTTATAAAATATCCTTGTGTAGTAATGTTGTTCATGTAACAAGTGCTGAAACTATATATTTCAATTTATAGTCAGCTTCAGCAATTTCAAACAACACCACACCAAGCTTAGGGTTTATGTTAACTTTAACAGTGTCAAACTTAACACCTGCAATAATTTTAATAGTTTCAAATAAAATAGGCATATCAGGGGCAGATTGAGATGCAGCAATAGCACATTCTTCATTAATTACTGTAGTAAATGTGTCAATTAATGTGTTTGTTCTATCAGCTATTTCACCATATACCTTATTATCTGTAAAAGAAATGTATAATTTACTTGCATTATTAGCAAATGTTGAACCTTTAATTAATTCATTTATTTTTTGATGTGTAATATTGAATACAATAGGGAATTCTAGCTTAGCTATTTTATCAATACTAAGAGTTGGTCCATTAATTATACCACCTTCAAGTAAATGGTATTTAAATCTAGTCTTACCATCATTATAATTTAAACAATTATTTAAATACTTAAGTGTAACACTGTCACTATCTAATATAGATAAAATTCTTTCAAATCTCCTTAAATCAGGACAATTTAATAATACCGGTACTTTACTATCAATTTCTAGATTAAATTGCGCATAAAGAATAACCGAAGCATCTTGTGTTGCTAATATACAACTAGCTTTATTTTCTTGTATTTTAACTATACCACTATCTGCTATATTACAAATAGGTTTTATGAATTTTGTGATGAACTCCCCTTTATTCTTGATAATAAGGTCCATATTGTAATTTTATCTTTTTTTTTCGGGGTTACTAACTTTTTTTTTATTTACTTGTTCTGAAAGTGCATGCACCTTTACATTAAGTGAGTCCAATTTTTCCATTATTACATTTAACTTGTAAAATATATTTTGCGCAGTGGGTGAATTATCAAAATTAAACATTAATTGCTTATCATCTGTTTCCACTTTTACCGGTTGTTCAATATGCGGTCTTTGCCATATGTGTTGCTGTAAACCTAATTCTGGTTGATTTACTTCTGGTTTAATAATTACAGGTGGTGCTTGTTCTAATAATGTCTTTTGAAGTGTGGGTCCGTATGCTTTTACAAGTTCCTGTTTAGCTTTTTCAAGTATATCACGTGGTTGCATTTCTGTCTTAACAAAATTACTATCACCCACCATCATTTTGTTAATATTATTAGTAATAAAACCTGCTGTACCCGCGGTTAATGCAGCTATTATTTCTAAATCTTCCTTAAGGTTTGGTTGAGACATAAAAAGGGGAAGTGTTTCCACTTCCCCTTTACTTATACAACTTTATTAACCATTCAACTGCGCAAGAATCTTCTGAATATCATCTTCTTCATCAGTATCACCATCAAGTGACTTGGCTGCTTCAGCCACATTATTACTTTCTGCACCCTTCCAAGGTGCAGCATTTTCCTCTTCAGCAGGTTGAGGAATATTTACAGGCTGAGCTGATTTAGAGGGTTTTGATTCGGTTACACCAACACAATGAAAATGCTCATCAAGAGTCTTTTTCAATTCATCGTAACTCTTAACACTATAGACCTTTTCAAGATCACTTGTACCATTATAAATAGATTCAATCTTTTCAGTAGTTAAACCATCAATAGCCTTAGTCATGGTGAATTTAGAAGTAGAATAGGAAGGGTATTCACCTTGCTTATCAACCTTAATCTTGAAGTCACAACCCTTAGCGGTAAGATCAAAAATACGAGATCCAAGACCGTCAGAGTCGTCACCTTCAATAGCTTCCATAATAATCTTATGGAGTTGACGACCAAACTTGAGAAACTTAACAGTGCCATTGTTATCAGGATTTTTAGGGTCATTAATAACGTAAACATTGATCATCCAGTTTTCCTTACGAAGAATCTTAGATGCCTTATCTTTCTCTTCTTGAGAACCTGTCTTAGTAGCTTTATAACGATATTCGTTAATAGGATCACGGTCACCCCAAGTCTGAGGACTTACAACTTGAATGTATTGACCGGTAGAAAACGACGTCCAACCAAACGTGAAATAATGGAAGAATGTCTTTGAAGGGTCCTTAATATTCGGTAATAACCGAACTGTATATGTATTACCAACTTCTGTCTTCAGGAACTTGCCTGAGTTGCTTGTTTCGTTTTTAGCCAATGCTTGCTTAATAGAGTCAAACATTGAGGATGTTATTGATGTACTCATATATTTTTAGTTATTTTTAGTATGTTTTGTTATTCGCAATACAACATTATCTGTCGTATTACTAATATAATTTATGCTACCTGTGTTAGTTTTTCAAGTAGAAAAATGATGTTTTATTTCCGTAATTAACTTTTTCGTTTTATTTGAATTATAGTAAATAGTTCTATACATGTTGATGTTTTGCATTAGATTATCTAACATCATGTTAATTACTTCTTTATCAGAACTACTATATATTTTATATAAATTTTCAGTTAAAAACAAACAATACACATTTATATAATCTTCTTTTAAATGTATCCAAAATGTATTGAGTTTTTCATTAGTATGATGAAAATACTGATTACACTTTATATTGTTTTCTTTGCAAAAATTAAGAATAAACTTAATACCTTCTCTGGTTTTCTCATAAATTAGTTCATTATCTGGATCTAATCCCAGCAATTTCTTCTTATATAAGGTGTATACTTTAGTAGCATTATAACCACTATAAAACTTTAAGTCAAACGGGTTAGTATTTGTTGGGTAAACAATGTAAGGCGCATTAAAAAAATCTTCAATTTTAATGTGTTTATATCTTTCAAAAAAGATGCAAAGTTTTTTAACATATATAAATTCATCTTTACTTTCAAACCCTTCAAAATTTAATCTCAATTTATATGGTTTATTTTGCCGGGTACGAGAAATTCTAAGATATTTATTATAAATATCTTTCTCAAAATCTGTCATATTACTTATTGATTATAAGTTTATTCTTATTGTTATTCAAGAACATATTAATATATTTACTCTTATGAAGTGTAGGTTCATAATTAATAAAATACTGCACAACTTGGAAAGGGGTTTCATAATCCATACATTTCATAAACACATCACAAATATGTTTATTACTAATAACCTTAAGAAAAATATTAGGGAGGTTAATTTTTTTATTAAAATAGATATAAGTATAGGAGCAGCATGCAAGAAATATATGCTCCATTTCATCGTTTGATAAATTATTAGATGGATTTGTGCTAAGTTTTCTCATACACCGATAATTGCTTGGTGTACTCTAAAAACTTTTCTGTTAATGGTGTACTACAAGCATTATCATGCCCTTCTCCTTTCAAATCGGTAATATCTTCAACCATCTTTGTTATTGGTACAGAAGATGTTTTCTTCCGTCTGAAGTAAATACGTTTAGCTTTTGTATTAACTATACAAGCAAGATCACATTGAGTTTTCTTCAATACATGATCAGCTAATTCATTCACACTAAAATTACCAAACATGGCTGCTACCGTATAGTCGGTATTTTTATTGTAATATATTGGTGTTGTTGCAAAGTATTCTTGTAGTTTTTTAAGTTCAAAAATAATTATGTTCTTTTGTTGAACATTAAATTCCGTAAAACCGGTGTTAAAATCATTATAAAATTGTTTAATTCTATCACCTCTATATTGCCAAAATAATGTATTTAGCATTAAAGATCTTGAATCATCCAATCTATAACAATCATAACCATCAATAATGTTAATTAAAAGCTTTTGATTAACAGTTAAATTTACATTTTTGAGTAATGTCTGTCTAAGAAGTTCAACATTACTTGTAACTGGTTTTAAAATACTAACTGCTTTAGTGTAAACATTTTTATGACTTGGGTGATGATCAACAATTATTACATTTTCATAATCTATTAAATCTTTAAATTTACATACATCAATATCTAAAATAAAAATCTTTTTATAATCAGAAATTTTATTAGTTAATAACCAACTTTTAAAATCAGTATCAAAGTTCTTAACTGTAGATCCTCTATATGGAATAGGGCCACCTAGAAGCCATGTTAAACATGTATAGCTTCCTGAGCCATCTAAATCAAAATCGGTAAATACGAAGTACTTATCCATTGTAGTTACTTAAATATTAATTCACAGTTATCAACTATCAGAAAGTAAATCTAAAGCATTTATTGCAGTAGCAGCAACCGATTCAATACTTTCAATTTCTTCTTCAGTAATAGTAAGTGTAGGGTAATTAATCATTAGTTGAGTAAACCCTGTATTAGGACCAAAACGATTTTTCATCATACCCATTCTAATAATGTTTAATTCTTTATCTTCATCTTCTTGCCAGATACTCATCATTGCATCAGCAGTTGCAGCCATACCAATACTCTCACCAATAGTTTCAACACCTGGATTTGAAACATTATAACCAGTTCTATTTAACTGTGTAGCTGTAATTACCGGTACATTAAACATATAACTTAATGCTCTGACCTGTTCAGTTACATGTTTAATTCTTTCATAACTATTATTACCTACCGTTGAATGTAAGAGGTTTACATAATCTAATACAATAGCATCAAATTTCACACCTTGAGTTTGTACCTTCTTTAAAAATGCGCCTAATTGTATAGGAGTTAATGTGCTGGGTGGAAACTCTTTGATAAGCACTTTACCTTGATGTCTATTAAAAAATTGTTTAACAGCACCTTTAATATTACCAGTCTCATGTTTAAGACTGTTCATAGGTATATTTGATATACTAGAAGTTAATCGTTTAGCATACATTAATTCACTCATTTCAAGAGTAATAATTATTGCATTTTTACCTTGTTTAGCTATATTTGTTGCTACATTACCTAAAAATATTGACTTACCGATGTTTGTCTCACCTGCAAATATATACATAGCTCTACCATTTGCTAACCAACCACCATCTAATTTTTCATCTAACCATTTCCACCCTGTAGAAATAACCGGTCTTATAGTTTCAAGATCATTAATCAAACTATCTACATCACGCAATAGATCAATACCCAATGTTTGTGTAAGATTAATACTACAGCTCTTTTCAAACTTTTCTAAGATTTCTGATGTGTTAACTGTACCTGAAGTAATCTTATCAACAACTTCAGTCATAGTGTAAAATACCGCTTTCTCTTTAAGAAATTGTTCGGTATTTACATATAATTCATCATCATTAAATGTTTTATCTACCTTTTGAATTTTATTAAGAGCATTCTTAAAACTCTCTTTATATTCAGTAGTGTTACAATAACTTAAAATCTCATTTTTATTAGGTACATTATTACGTTTACTGAAAAATATACTAATAATTGTAAAGATATTCTTATAGTCCTTATCTTTAAAATAATGAGGTTTTATGTAATCTACAATCGAAGCTAGATACTTTTGATCAGTCATCGATTTATAGAATATAGTTGTTTCAAAACAATCTAAATCTAATGTTAAATTTTTCATTACAATGTAAAAAAGTGTGATTCAGCGTCAAAAATTTCAGAAACAATAAATCTATTATCTAAATACCAAAGTATTTTCTTTTCCGGTACCTCAATCATATCATCAACTTGTACTGATGAAAATTCATCACCCTTATAAAACAATGTACTACTTAACCTTGCAATGAATAATTCTATAAATTTGGTATCCCATATCCAATTACTAAACGTACCATTAAGTTGACTTAATGCTTCTTTAATAGCCTTATCTGATAAATGTGAGTGTTTATTATTTAAACAACCATCAATTAATCTCGGTATAATAGAACTATCTACGTTTGAAGTATTATCCGTATAATTATGTTTCTCTTTTAATTCTGTAAAATTTGTTAATACCCCATTATGAGCTACAACAAAATTACCATATTCAAATGGGTGCATAGATGATGTACCTTCCCTATCTATACCAGTTGGTGCTTGTATGTGACCTGTAAAATATGTTGGTAACATATTTCGGTATTGTTCAAGAGATTTAAGACCTCTATTAATATCATTATCTTTTATGATAGATAAGTTATGAAATACACAAGTACCACTATGTAGACCATGTGCTACTACACAACCAAAAGAGAATGTACCTCTTTGTTTATTAGCTTCATAAAGCTGAAAAAATCGATCTAAATTACTTGCACCAAAGATTGCGCACATATTTTTATAATAGTGACTTATATTTAAAACCACAAGTAAACAATAAATATTTTCATGGCCAAATCAGACAGTCAACTCATTTTTGAACAGTATTTTCATTCAATTACCGATATAGTGGAAGAAGCTAGAGGTAGGAAGAAACAATTTTCCGAACGTGTTAAACAAATCATAGAAGACCCTAAAACAGGTGAAAAACGTTTAGAATCATACTATGAAATGATACAAAGAATTAGGCGTCAACAGTTAATGAAACAAGCTGATGCAGAGTATGAAGCAGAAAAAGCTGCAGAAATAGGTGGGGCCACACCTGAAACTGAAGCAGAAGTTGAATCTGAAGTAGAAACACCAAAAGAAATAGAAGTTAAAGCAGAAGAACCGAGTGTTGAGCCAGATGAAGATGTTGATATTGATGTATCAACAGGTCCTATTGAAGATGTAGGTAGTTTTAATTTCAATGCTACCCTTACAGCTGGTGATTTAGCAGAGAAAGCACCATCAGATGGTATGTCTCAAGATATTATTAGATATGTTGAAGATACACCAGCTACAGGTCAAGAAATTGTTAATTATCTTGTTGGTAAAGGTGTGAATGAAGCAGATGCAAAAAATAAAGTTGCAAGTTTAGCAATGCTTGACATTTTAAAATTCTACTTCAGTGGTGAAGAAAAACCGGTAAAACCAAGTATAATTGATTTACCGGATATCGATGATGAAGATGAAACAGATGATGAAGATCTTGAAGATTACGAAGATGCTTTAGGTGATTTACCTGAAGTAGAAGATGAGAGTGAAGATTTACACATGACTGAATATTCTGAAGAAGAATTACCTGAAGATGAACTTTAATTAACAGGTTTGCAGTTATATTTAACCCAAATATTGGTTAAATCTTGCTTATATTGTATAGGATCTATATAGCCTGCGTCTATAAATCCTTTAATACGTAAACTACTACTCACACTTTCAGCATCAGCTACAACATTACCACTATAACAGGTGTATGTATTTCCAAAATTTACACCTAATTTAATACCATTCAAAATAATATCTTTTTTTGACATATTAATTAAAGGAGTTTCTACAGATATCTGTATATGCCTATTCAAACAAAGTAACTTATTTAAGTAATCTCTGAATTCATTACTAGAATCCCAATAACCAGCTAAACTATCTGCTTGAGCTGAACCATGCCAAATAGTACAAGCATTATTAGCCTCTGCAAGTGATGCTAATATACTAATAAACATTAAATTACGATTAGGTACATAACTCAATGGCTGAGCTTCCCCCATTACTTTTTTTACATTGGGTGTTGTAATATTATCATTAGTAAGTGAGCTAGTTGGAGCAATTTCTCTAATAAAGCTCACATCAATAGTCTTATATTCTATAGTCTGTGTATGTGCAATTTTTAACTTAACGTGCTCTAATTGTTTATTTGCACAATTTTTCTCAATTATATGTCTTTGATTATAATTAAAAAATACAGCAATAATATCATCATAGTGGTTAATTGCTTTATGTAAAAGAACACTGGAATCCATACCACCACTTACACCTAAAACCACTTTTTTACGCATATAAGTATATTGATAGGTTTTATAAATAGGTCAAGATTTTTTTACAAGAATATTTTCTAACACAACATAATCCATTTGTGTTTTATCTAAAACTGATAAAGCATCTCTGTATGTATTTAATATTGGTTTACCAGCTAAATTAAATGATGTATTTAATAAAACACCATGTTCACATATTTTACTGACTTCAGTTAATACATCATATAACCACTGATTTTGTTCTCTTGTAATAGTTTGTACTCTTGCAGTACCATCAATATGTGTAATTGATGAAAGCTTTTCTCTCCATTCTTGTTTTACTTTAGGACAGAAAAGCATGTGTTTACACTCACCTTCCCATTCAAAATATTTGGAAACATCTTCTAATCTTACAACAGGTGCAAACGGTCTATACCATTCTCTATTCTTAACTTTCTTATTAAGAATATCTTTCATTTCAGGAAATGCAGGGTTACACATTATACTTCTATGACCTAATGCTCGTGGACCATGTTCACATTTACCTTGCACCACACCAACTATCATTCCATCTTTAAAAAGCTTAGCCACATTTTGAGGTGTTGCATATTGAGTAATTCTATTTTCAACAATTTCTGGTAAAGTACACCTATCAAACACATCCACACCACCATATGTAATATCCACTGGTGTGGAAGGTCTGGTAAAATCTAATAATTGACCTAATGCAATACCACAATCACTACTATTTGGTGCAATAAATATCTTACGGTCGGTAAACATTTCTTTTAATTTTTGATTAAGAAGTATATTCAAACCACATCCACCAGTTAAGATAATTGGATAATTACTGTATTTATCAAAGTAAGGTTGTGCAATTTTTAAAAATATATATTCAAAAACCTTTTGTGATGTTGCAGCTAAATTGTAACCTGTTTCACCATTAAGTCTAAGACCATCATTAAAATGTATTTTTATACGTTCACACAGCTTTTTAATCTTAGCTTGATAGGTTTCACCGCAAGGTTTTGATAGATAAAATTCTATCATAGCTGGTTCCCACTCAGGAACTGATACACCAAAATTACAAAGACCCATTATTTTACCACTATAAACAAGATTACCATCTCCAATCCATTCTTGTTTAATTGGTTCAATATAATGGGCAAAAATCATGTATGCAAATCCAGCATCAAGTAAATGATTACCTATTTGCACTATACCGTCTTTTCTATTTGCAGTGTATACATTGAAGAAACCATCATCACCACCACCATCAAAAGAGAAAATAAGAGCGTCGTCGTAATCTGTTTGATAATACGACGACGCTGCATGAGCTCTGTGATGTGTAGTTTTTACTACTTTTTTAGCAGGAATAAAGTCTTTAAATGCAGTTGTAACATTATTATGGGTAACATCGGTATTATTGTGTATTAATGTATCGACTGGAAACTCAATACCAAGTTCGTTTTGTAGATAAATAAGAGCTGAATGAAGCCCGAATTCTCTATTTTTAGCGGTTTTGTATTGAGCTAAACCTAAATTCTTACTATTAAAGAACCTTTCAAACTCTAAAACGGTATACTTGCCATCCTGTTCAATTGCTAAGCCACCGTTATGAGAGCCGTAAAAACCGATATTCACCATGAACTTATTTACTTACATTGTACCTATAAGCCACACTCAATTTTTTATCCAACTCTGGAATAATGTGATTTTCCCAAAAATCTATATCTTTAGACCAATTCTTATAGTAACCAATCTTATCACCTTTCTTATACTTACCATCTTCAGAATCAATTCCAATCTGGAATGTAGGTCCATTAGATATAAGCACACCATGATTTACAGCCATATCACGTAAACCGCTGTATTTATCCAAACCTGTCTTAAAGTTAAGATAAATACCAGCTTGTAGATACTGTGGTATGAAACGGTTTTTTACAGTTAAGAATTTAAGAGTCTTACCTGAATAATTACGCGCTTCAGTAAGCATCTCATCTTGATCGTTATTTTCATCTTGCTTCTCGTTAGATGCTGCAATTTGACACAAAACACTTGCAAGATATGTTGGCCCACTACCACCAGCCTGGTTCTTTACCAAAGAAGGATACATTGCAGTAGGATCACCATAAACATGATTACTAAACAATATGGTTGTACCCGCTGCAGCAGCCTTGTATGTAATAAGACGCATCATAGCCTTTAAAGTCTTAGCACGGAGACCCATATCAGATGCAGATTTATCCTTTACAACGTCATCGAGTTCTTTCTGTGAAGCTAAGTTACCAAGTGAGTCAACACTCACTATAAACTTACCTTGCAGACCTTTCTCAACTACACTATCAAGGAAGGTGGATAGCTGATTACGGCACTGTTCAACTGTATATACAGGTACATACTTCGTATGTGCAGGGTCAAGACCAACATTGATAGCACTCTCCTTATCAACTGCAAACTCAGTATCAAAAATAACTGGCATCAAACCAAGTTTTTTCTGTGCAATACCAAGAATTTTATTGATAATATAAGTCTTACCGACCCCGGATTCACCAGAGAAACCAACAATGCGACCCTTAGGTACACCACCATCTCTCAATTTACCGCTAATAATTGCATTTAGCGCATAGCACCCAGTGTCGTACCAGGTATCAACATTAGACAAGGCACTCTCACTCAAGAAAGTGGCCTCAGGATTTAATTTATCAAGACGTTCAAAAACGTCATGTAGTTCATTTTTATTCATACTATTCATCAAACAGCTTAACCACCTTAGGTTGAGCATCCTGTTGCTGTGGTGCAACAGGAACTATAGCCTTTAGGTATTGAGCTTTAAGAGCTTCACTAATTGCACCTTCAGTACAGAATGTGCAAGTCTTAGTGTTAAATTTCCATGTGGTGTTTACTACTTCAGGAGCAAGAAGCTCTTTAAAGAAGTATGGAATAGTCTGAATCTGAATTTGACCATTTGCACCCTGATTAACTACTATAATAGCAGGATTTTTTACAAACATGACCTTACCATCTGGTGTAGTATTTTCAATTACACCAAGAATATAACGTCCGGCACTATCAACGAATAATTTAATTTCATTTTCCATAATATTATTATAATGGTAAAAAATAAAATTTCAACTTAGTAAGTCAAATAAATCAATCTGCACAGCACGACTAGGTATATGTGCATTCCATTTTACTGCTTCATAAATACCTTCAATAGGTGCAAATACCATCTTTTCAAACGACTTTTCATAATCAGGTTTAAAATATTTACTAAACTCTTTAGGCCATTGGTATTTAAATCCTATTACATCTACATTGAAAGTATTAGGTTTTTGAACGTAAACAAATCTCACCTTATCACCAGAACTAATATGTTCATAATACTTATCAAGTTTATCTTTCTCAATTATTTTATTATAAAAATATGAAGCTTTACAATGTATAGGCATACCTTTAGCAGGTATAAAGTCCTTACACTTGGAAGCATATTCCTCATAGTTTTTTAACCCCATTACCTTACAAACACTCTCTACAGGTAATTTCATAAATTCATCATATACCTTCTTTAATACTTCATTAGTTTTAGCATAGTTTTGCGTCATTAACATTACTTCTATAATTTCTTTAAGTAGTGGTTTTAATGAATTCGGCGTAGATGTTCTAACCACTTCAACACCAGTATACTTAGTCTTATTCATTTGCACACCTTCTTCATCAAGGACATGCAAAATATAACGTTTCTTCTGTAAGAATATACCTACATCACCTATATACTCACGTTTAAAACTAAACCTACAATCTTTACTATTTAACTCTTTTATACCCCATTCTTTAATTGAAGTGTTGAGAGCATTAACAATCTCACCTTCAAGTTTATAAACATCTTGCGACACAATACCTTTATCATCTATAAAAGGTATATTAAGTTTTTCAATTAGATGTCTAATTGAAACATAAGAGCTATCAGTATCGTTATATATAATAGGACTATCTTGTTCAATTTGCTCAGAAGTCATACCAGTTTTTTCACAGATATACTTCTTAATAATCTCATTACTCTGTTTAATTACAGCTTGGCCGGTGAGAGTAATAGAAGCAGCAATATCGTCATCACCAATAGGTGCTTGTTTGTTACCAAAATAACCGTAAATTGAGTTAATTAAGATTTTTACGGTTAACTGACGAGTACCAAAACGTTGCATGTCTGCTTCAAGTTCAGTATAGTTAGGATCATTTTTACTAACTTTAGATAAGTTTTTCTTAAGTTCAACGTACTTCTTTTTAAGTTCATTACGTTTACCAAAGTAATAATCTACCACTTCAGGTATAATACCTTTTTCTTTTTGAGTAAATAAACAATTAGCTTTAGTAACTGTTATCTCATGATCTTTAACAAACTTATTAAAGATAGGTTGCGATACTACTTTTTGCTTACCATTAGTAAGTAGTATAGTATATTCACCGTTATCAAAACTAGTAATTTTACCGATTTTAGTCTCAGGTGATAAATTAAGACTAATCATTACAGTCGGATATAGACTGGTAGCATCAAATGAAAATATGTATTTTTGAAAACCACCCTTAGGATCCGCTACATATGCACCAGGATTCTTATGATCAGGGTCATTACGAATAAAGGTGGGTACAATTTGACCCCTAAATCTACCTCTAATAGCAATTGCACCGTTAATGATAGACAAGCTACCCATTGCGCTTTCAAACGTTGTTAAACCAACGTAAGCAAGCATTCTTACTAAACTCAAATATTGTAATTTTTCTTCAAGTTTCGTCAACAGACGCACGTCTTGAAGGTTGTAATCAATAAATGTTTCCCAGTTATTATCAGCCAAACTAAACAAGTCTTGATTTTCAAACTTAACCTTTTTATCACCTACTTCCAATTCAGCAATATAATCAAGCTTATAAGACTCCCGTAATGGTGCAAATCGTTTATATATATCAAGATAGTCTAATAGAGATACACCATCAATATGCCAGCGAATTTGCTCCCTACCAAAGTCACCTCTGAATGTTCTTGAATATATTTTATTTACCGGTGATAGACGTTTAGTTTCATCCTCACCTAATATACGTGTACATCTATTAATAATGTATGGAATATCAAAAAATTCAGAATTCCAACCACTAAGAATATCGGGGTAGTCTTTCTCAAGATAACCAATAAACCCTAAAAGTAAATCACGTTCTGTCTTACAATAATAATAAACATGATCTTTATTTTTAGATGTATAAGGTTTCAAACCCCAAGTATGATACTCTTTAGAAATACTATCATAAACGGTAATAACGTTTATAGTATGATTTGCAGTAATAATATCAGGAAATCCGTCAGGTGAATAAGTCTCAATGTCAAGAAGTAACATCTTGATAGGATTCTTAGTAAACTCAAGCTTTTCGTTTTCTTGCCAGTAACTATCAATTAAAAATTGTTGTATTTGTGGTAAGTTTTCAAAAACTCTAGTAATATTATTATCTTTAATAAATCTACTTCTATCGTATTGAGTCTGAAAAGTGAGTTTCTTTAATGGAGTCTTAAATAGAGACGTAGCACTTCCCTGTGCACTTGTAGCAACCTCAGTATATAGATATGGTTGATAAGTATGATCAACTGTAATTCTTTTACCATTTTCATCCCATGTATACAACCTCATTAGTTGTTCTCTAGGATGGTAGGTAACGTTTCTATAACTCATAATATACTATGAGTATATTTATATTTTATTGGAACATCAAGGATTAATCTTATTAAGAAGTTTCCTCTCTGGGGATCTATAGGAATGTAAATACATCTCTACATATTTACCAATATTTTCAGGATTTTCTAAGAATCTACTTTCTGCAAATGATCTGGCTGATGTAGATGATCTCTTATACGCACCTTCTTTTAATGTATTATCTATTTGATCAATCATTTCATCACCTGTTTTAAATCTAATAGGAGCATTCTTATATGTTTCAATATCTTGACACACTACAGGAATACCGTAGCATGCCCCTTCTAGATATTTTAAATCGCTTTTGCATTTATTAAATGTATTATCAGCTAACGGTTCAATCATCATTTGAACATTCAAATTATTGATTGTATATGGGTAATCCATAATTTTAGACCATGGTACAAATTCAATATCACCAGATTTAACATAGGGAATAAGAGTATGTGGTACAGCACCCATAAATACCCACCTATATTTCTTAACCGTTTTAATTATAGCTTCATTTACGTGAAAGAAGTCATCACGCTGTTTAATTCTATTATCAACATCAAAATGAGCAGCAGAACCATTATAAAGAATACGAGGTCTTTTCTTATTATCGTTTAAATTCTTTAACAATTTATCTTTATCATAAAAATTACCCATCCAGAATCGCGGTACATAGTTAGGTAATACAGTTACATTTTGATTTGTAAGTTTTGATTTATAATAATCTTTCATGTAATCACATGTGACAGTGATTTCATCACTCAACTCCATTATTTGTTGTGCAGAATTTCTTACTTCATCAGATGTAAATGCTGTTTTAAATTTGTTATAATCAGGAATTTCTTCTCTAAACACTACATCATCAATTTCATAAACAATTTTAAAATCACATTTTGTTTGTATTAATTTAAGAAATTTAATAAACTCTAATTGATGTGGTGAAGCTTGACGTTGAATTCGTATAGTTTTCATTAATCTATACAAATTTTCATCTTTAGCCATTAAAATACTACTAAATGATAACAAATCTCCTCTAAGATTCATTATCATCTCAGGCCAAATTAATCTCCAACAACCACAACCACCATGATCAGCTAAAAAATTATATACTTTTGGAACATCATTTACATTTTGCTTACGTTGAGGTTCAGAGGCTTTTTGTACTGGAGCATTAAAAACTGGTTTGAAAGGTGCAGCAAATGGTGAATTTGCCATGGTATTTAGCATACCATATTTTATACAACTTATTCAGTGTATTCCACTCTAGTAGTTATACCGTTTTTCTTTTCTAAACATACAACTTCACCGGTTGCAAACTTACCACTCTCTTTTCTATGTGATATAACCATAACACATTCATTATACTCATCAACTCTCTCTTTAAGAATGTTGAGTACTAGCTCAATACCACGTTCATCAACACTACTGTCTAATAATTCATCATATATGCTAATGTTAATTGCAACACCACCTTGTAATCTTCTAACATCCATGAAAGTAAACAAACACGATAAATCGATAGCTTTTCTTTCAGCACCTGAAAAATTGAAATATGAACATGTTTTACCTTTTTCATTGGTAAATTTTTCATCAAAAAATTCATCAAAAATACAAGTGCAATTACTATCCATCTTCTTCAAATAATAAGCAATTCTATTATTAAACAATTCCAATATACGTTTAATAATGAACGACTTAACACCTTCTTCAGATACAATGTATTTCACTGCATCCAACATATTAATAGTATTCTTTAAATCAGTGAGTTTAGTCTCAGAATCTTTAACTTTAACAGTTGTTTGATCAATTAAAGTATCAAAATTGGTAATATCACTATTGAGTTCTTCTAATTCTTTAACAATAGTTATATTCCAGTCTTCTAGACTCTTAATTGCAGATGAAAGTGATTTTTTAGATTCTAACTTCTTAGAAATTTGTGAAATTTCATTATTAAGTACTGTAATTTTTTCTTTTATTTTATCTTTTGCACCTTTATAAGTGTTAATAAGCTTTTTCTGTTCAGTAAGCTTATCATTTAAGGTGTTTATCTCATTTTTAATATTTTCTTTAGCTGTATTAATATGAGCTCTATCATTTACATCAATAGGTTTAAGACAAACCTCACAAAGATCATTTTTAGTACCAATTTTAGTAGATTTAGTAGTTAAAACATTGATTTCAGTCTGATGAGTTGTGGTAGAAACGGTGAGATTATGTAACTCTTTATCGAGTTTATCTATATTTGTATTAAAATCCTCAATCTTTTTCTGTCTACCCTCTATATCTATATCACCACTGTCAGAAGTATCAGCATTTTTAAGTTTCTGTATTTTAACATTGTTTTCTTCTAATTGTTTTTCTTTAGAAATCTTAGAACTCTTACGGTGATCAAGAACACCTTGTCTTTGACTAATGTAGTTATTTAAAGCAGTGACCGTGGATTCGTGTTTAGCTGAATCTATGTCACAAATTTTCTTATTTTCATTATATGAAGATCTAACTTTAGATAACATATCACTGAAAATTTCAAGATTAAAAATACCTTCAATAAACTTTCTTTTCTCCACCATCTTTTTGGCCATAAAAGGTGTAGAAGCATTTGCACTCATAATAATACAATTTTGAAACACCTCTTGATTACAAGATATAAGATCAGTAATCAAATTATTAGTACCAGCCATTGTATGCATAGTGATATTTTCATCATCACAATACAACGCCAACTCTGAAGGGTTAATTTTTCTAATAACTACATAATTCTTACCTACACCATTATTAATAATGGTGAAATCTAATTTTACTTCACAAATACCATTGGTGATATTATTAACAATTAGATCTTTTTTAAGATCTCTAACAGTATTACCATAGATAGCAAAATTAATTGCATCTAAGATTGTAGTCTTTCCAACAGCATTACGTCTATCTTCTTTATCTTTATTAACACCGGTAATAATATGAAGCCCTTTGCTAAAGCAAACAACAACAGGAGTATTACCAACTGATAAAAAGTTTTGAATCGAGACACTGTTAAAATTAATGTATTTCATTTATTTAGAACAAATCTATTGTATATTTTATTAAAGCATGTGGCTGCTTCATCTTTGTTTAATATCGGTAACATGTTTGGAAGATAATTATACTTTGTGCGAAATAATTTTAATCCTCTAAGCATTATATCTTCATCAATCTTAATTTCTGAATCCAATTCATTTAAAGTTTGTAAAACCGGTGAAGTAAAATACCCTACAGGTCCAACCAACCCTTTGTTAAACAATCTATAGTAATAATCAAAAATTTCAAATGAATCTTTATATTTTTCATCCAAATAACCTATTTGCTTTACACAGTTTTTATTGATATAAATAAAATTTTTAAAGAATCTATCAGCTAATTGAATTGAAATATTTTCATAATCATAGGAAGCAAAACTATTACCACCATTAAACAGCATATGAACACCAGTAGCATTAAATGCATCTACATACTTTTGAAATATAGAATCATCATCTACAATAGTAGTATCTCGAATAATAAAAATATGATCACATCCATGCTGTGTTACATATCTTAAACCATCATTTATACATGCAGCATAAAACTTCTTATCGTGATATGTAATAGTATTACTTTCAAACAATTTACCATTACAATCATTAGTTACTACGATGTTATATTTGTTAAGTTTGTTGATTAAAGCTGCACAATTTGCAACATTCTTTTCAAGATAGATAATAATTCCAATATTCATTTTAGGCACTCCTTATATAGTTCGTTGATATATTTACGCACAACTGGTTTATTTTCTATCTCCATAAGATCGATGAATTCATCAATCATTGTAGAAATATCAATACCCTTTAAATTAATATCAAAATCTGTGTTAATTTCTATCTTATCAACATCAATCTTATAGTCTACACTATAACCGATAGGTTTAAATTGTGAAATTTTAGCTGATATTTTATCCACTTCTTCATGGGTGACTTTCTTATCAACATGTAACCTAACAATATTACTATTAAAAATATCATTTTTATTATCTAAATTATCAATCTCACTTACTTTAACAATCAAATGTTTTGGAGATACATCATTTTCTATACGTGTATAAGTACTATCAATAAAATCATATAAATAAACATACTTTGATCTTTCAGCATCACCGAAATCCATTTGAAAGGTGTTACCTACATATATAATTTTACCGTTATCAAATATTCTTTCTTGATTAAGATGAAAATGACCGGTAAAAGTCATAGTGGAACTATTAAGAAGATCTTTATAATCCTCACCATGATCACAAATTTTGAAGTTATTAATTTGAAAGTTAGCTAATTCAAAATGACCAAATACAACATCGCTTCTAGGAACATCTTTTACAGGAACCCCCCAAGGTACGAAAGTTACTGATTTATTAAAAACATCATGAGTTTCGAGAGTATCAAATACTTTTACATTATTTCTACCTTTAATAATTGATAAGGAATTAATAGTAGCTTCATTTTTAAGATAACAATCATGGTTACCAGGTATCATGACTATATTAAAACATGATAAAATATCTAAAATTTTAGATGCAACATTAATAGTAGCAACATTAATTTCATCTCTATGATGAAACCAATCTCCACAAAACATTATATCTTCAATATCGTGCTTTTCTAAAATTACTTTTAACCATTTTGCATAGTTAATTGCTATATCATGCCACATGGAGTTGTTTTGGTGAACTCCTAAATGCAAATCAGCTATAACAGCAATTTGTCTATTTTTAAATATCATGTTGTAAATCTAATATATTATTTTAAATACTTTTATGTATAAATCAAACACAAGAATTGTCACTTGCGTTTATCATTCTTACCGTGATAGCGAAACTGGAGGTCGTAGTTGGCCAGTAGAATACTATAAATGGACTCTTTACAATATTTTTAATTTTGGATTACCAATAACTTTATTTTTTGATGGCACAGAAGGTAATAGGGAAAAATTAATAAAAATTATTAACGATTATAAAGAAAATATAAACCAAGAAATCAATGTTGATTTAATACAACATGATCTTAAAACTCATCACCAATATGATAAAATTGTTAAAAATCGTAAAGATATTCTCGATGAACTAAATAATGATAAAATTAACAATCCTAACGGGTTTAATTGGGTAAGAAATGAAGTAATTTGCCATAGTAAAGTTATTTTTCTTAAAAACACGTTTGAGTTATATCCAGAAATAGAAAATTTAGTTTGGGTAGACGCAGGTATTACTCATTGGGGATTAAACCCACGATGTTTTGGTGGTATGGAGATTAATGGTCTGACACATAATTATTCAGATTTTTATCCATTTAATAGTAATAACATGTTTAAACCTGATGTAGGAAAAGGTTTTACAAGTTTATTAAACAAACATAAGATGTTTTTTATAGGTCATCACAATAATTGGTATTCATCAGATTTTCAAAGAGTAAATGCTGACTATGTATTTGATAATTTAAATTATAAAGAAAAAATCGACCCATATGCTCAATGGGTAAAGAATAGTTACAATAGAGTTTTAAGACAATATGATTCTACTACACCTAACGCTAAATATGTTGTACATTCTACTGGTAATGATGATCCAAATACATCTGGAACACCGGTAAATGTGTTTGGTAAACAAATAGTTGGTGGTATTATTGGTATTACAAGAGAAAAAATGGAACATGTATTTTCTTTTTATAATCATTATTTAGATTACATCTTTAATCATGATCATAAGAGTTTATTTACAGAAGAACCTATTTTATCATTATATTACTGTATATTTGAACCACATTTAATAGATTTTTCAGACTGGAATCATAATGTACCATGTAATCCACCTAACCCATGTACAACTGAAGGTGCATTTGGAAAGAGTTTCTATAATGTATGGTTTGAAATTGCTAACGTTTCCACTTCTGATTTACAAGTAACTCCTCAATAACGTCTTTATGTTTTTGATCCATTACACCTCTTAAATTAATTAAAACCTCAGATAATTTATATTGTTTTTCAGGAAATTCTTTCTCTTTTACTATATACTCTTGAATTGTATCAACTATAATATCAAGAGTTTCTTTATATCTGTTATACTCATGTGCTTCTACAAATTTACTCATTGAAACAGCATTTGGTGTAAGAGCCTTAACAGTTGCTATAACCGTAGAACCTATCATATTAAATATAAAAAATATAGATGCAGCAACCGGGTTAGTCATTGATAATACTCTTAAAACTACAAATACAACCATAAAAATAAGAATACCTGTTAATGTGCTAAAGACAAATCTTTTTAAACCCCAAATAACAGCATTCAAACCAAACATACCACCCATGGAATCAATAGTTGCTTGTTTTGAATCTGATTCTTTTGCTAAAACTTTAGCTTTATCATTTAAATCCCCCAATTGATCATCATATTTTTCTTTGAGTTGAATATTTTGTTTTTGTAATTCAACAATAATTTTATCTCTTAGGGATAATAATTCTTCACCACGTTTACGTTCTTCTGCAACTTGTGAATTTAATAAGTCTACTGTTGCTTTAATTCTTTTAATTTCATCTAAATGGGGTGAACCAATTATAGACACAACACGCTCATTTAAAGCTTTTGCGGTATCAACTTGAATAGTTGGGTTAGTAATTTGCTGTAAAGAATGTTGAATACCAGCAGTAAGAGTGGCTGTTTGTTGTTTTTTAGCAGCATCTACTTTTTCAATATCAGAAAGAGTTAAATCTATTTTTCTTTCTTGTTTATTTAAAACATTTTGTGCAGTATTTACTTGTGATGTTACTGGTATTTTACAACCGAGTAAAATTAAAGAAATAAATACAATAAAAACCCGTTTCATGTATATATTTAGTATATACATGAAACGGATATAACTTATTTATAAATAAGTTATGGTTGGGTATTGTAATTTTCTTGTTCGTCGTCTACAGTACCAATATATATATAACCACCGGTAATATCAGAATCACCCATAATATCTTCATATACCTTTTGCTTATATTGAGTTACAATTTCTTGATGCTTCTTTTCTTTCTTAATTCTATTAATAAAAGCATGAAAAGCAATTGTTGTAAAATAAGAGAAAGGATTATAAGAATTACCTTCACTATCTTTAGCTTCTAATCCAAATTTCTTATTTTTAACCGCCTGAAACATTTTAACCATTGCATCACCAATCATTTCCTCTTTATAGGAATAATTAATAAAGTTAGGTGCGTAGCTTAACCCTTGAGCAATCTTTGTGAGGGACTCACAAAGTTTCTCAGTATACTCATTTGATTCATAATATTTACGAATCTCATCTTCGAACTCCTTACTATTAACATAGTGTGGACGGTCCTTAGGTTTAATTTTTACACCGTTCTTATGTTTTTTACTAAGCATAATAATACTACTACACCGTTTCTTTAAAAGTGTAGGTCTTAGTTATTATACGCTCATTTTTATATAGTTCAAGTCTACGGTCTGAATGTTCACCAGCATATTTTAATTGATCTGCAATATCAATTAACATTAGTTTTTCTTTGTTATCATGTAACCGTAAACCTCTACCAATACTTTGAAGTATCTTAACCTTAGCCTTTCCACCCCCAGCAAATACAATATAGTGAATATTATTTATACTAATACCGGTTGAAAATATCTTACTTATAGCAATACAAATAACATTATTATCAGTTTCCATTATTTGTTTTACTTTATCTCTATCTTCCACTTCTACCTCACCTCTAATAAAGAAAACCTGTTTTTCAGGACATATAGACTTAATTGTATTATATAAATTCTCACCATGAGCAATTAAATCAATTAGAACAAGTGTGTTGTTCTTTAAACCATTACAAATTTTACCTATAAAGTTATTTCTAAAAATATTTTCTTGGATAAATTCCTGTTCCATTCTATACCAGGCTCCAGGATCAGTTAATAACTCTCTATTATAGATAAGCTTTTTATTATATGTAATATTAAATACACTTGCTTCAGCATTAGCTACATAATTTTCTTCACGTAATTCAAAACTACGTTTTTCAAACAATATATCACCAATTTTACCAATAATATTCCATTGATCTTGTATTTCTTCAGGAAGAGTACCAGTAAAACCAAATTTTCTTGGTGTTTTTACAGATTTTATTAATTTATTAATCTTATTATCTTTTCTAAGTTTATGTACTTCATCAATAATAAGTAAATCAATAAATTTGACCCAATCAGTATCAGTATTTTTACTTTGTAAAATACCTACATTAGCTATCACCACATTACTACCTAAATTAAGTTCATTATTACCTGTCCATTTTGAATAGGTAAAATTAACATTATATGTTAGAAAATCTTTAAACGTCTGATTAACAAGTCCTAAATCCGGTACTATTATTAACACCTTCCATGTATGTTTATTAAGGTAACCATTGTAGATACTTTGGAGCAAGTTGGCAAATGTAAGTGTCTTACCACCAGCAGTTGCTAACAATACAACACCTCTACCCTTATCAATACATAAATTTACAATATCTTTTTGATAATCACGTAATTCTAACTGTAATTGAGCTAAACCAGTGGTATGAAATTTTGGGTTTAATATATTATATAATTCTTCAGATATTTCTATTTCAGTACCTGGAAAATTCTTTTCTATGTAAGATTTAATTAAATTAGTTAATCCTTCATCAAATCTACGTGTTGGTGTAATAAAATAACTTCTTTCAGGTATATATCGTCCGATTTTACGAGCAAATTTAGCTCCAGGATTTTCGTAAGAAAAATGTTCGGCAACTTCAGCAATTATGCTTTCATCACCTAAAATCTTAGCTCTCCTGTCTTTTGCATCGTAATCGAACCGAATCATGTTGTTTCAATTGTTATAATTTTAACTATGTTTGAGATATCAAACGTCATACTTGAAAGAGTTTTTTCAGTCTTTTCAAGAAATTCTATGATCAGTTTAGTGTAACTTATTTCACTATCAATAGAAATAATATCTACATGTCTAACAGCATTCCTCTCTACCACTGTATTGGGTAAAGTGGTAGGAGATTGCATTTGAACTAAATTACATATATCTTTAAGTTTAAGAGCTCTCTTAACAGTCAATTCATTAACATCTATTTTATGTCTAATTAATCTACCAGTCCATTTATGTTTTATACCAGGTAAAGATAATTGTGCTTCTTTAAGATTAAATTGATCTAATTTTACATCTTTATCTAGTTCCTCGATATATTTATGTAACAATTCTTTTGCGGAACTCATATATGTAGTATAATACCTTTATCTTCTATAAATATTATAAACGACTTTCAATTAGGAAATCAACTGTATAAATATGACTTTTAATAAATTTTATTATCACGAATCGGGTCAAAGTGCTGCAATACAAGGTAACATTTTCGGTAATTTTCCTATGACTACTTTTCAATCCACTTCAGAAACTTTACCTATACCAGGTTCTAATACAGCTAATAAAATTAAAAAACATAAGAAACTTTACATAAAACCAGGTAATAGAAAAGTTGTTCCTAAATATAATGTTGGTAGAGTAAATATGGCTACCACAATGTTACCATATCAAGGAAATGGATCTTCATTATGAATAAATTTGATCAACTAGTAAACAAAATTATTGAAAACAATGTTGCAGGTGGTACAGGATCAGTATTTTCTAATGGAACAGTGAATATAGGTGCTGGTGGTAATGAGTTAAATACAGGAGATTCCTATGCACCTGGTGATATGAGAGTTCCAAAAGTGTTAGGAGCTAAAATAGTTAAGAAAAAAGGTAAAAAGAAATTACAAATACCAATACAGCGTAGAACCTTTACATATTTCTGATAAATGTAAATATGGATTTAGGACATTGGGAGATTTGTTGTGCTGTACTTACTGAAAATTATGTAAGTGAGCAGTATGGTTTTATTTATATGATTACCAACACAGTAAACAATAAATTTTACATCGGTAAAAAGCAGATGAAAACAATTAAAAAGCGTCCTCCCCTTAAAGGTAAAAAGAATAAAAGATGTGAAGAGATCGAAACGGATTGGAGAACTTACACAAGTTCTAGTAATGATATAAATGAAGATATAAAAAAGTACGGTGAAGATAAATTCAAATTCCAAATATTACAATTTTGTAATAGTAAGTGGGAACTTGCATACTATGAAGCAAAACTGCAGTTTGAATATAAAGTATTGTTAAGAGAAGATTGTTATAATGGAATTATTAATCTCCGCATTCCAAAGTTGAAAAAATATACAGATCAACCATAATAAATTATGGTTTTATTAGATATTAATCATCAAAATATATGTTTAGTAAATCTCAATTTAATAATTAGATATACATCAATTACAACTGTTAATAATCTCAATAGTTATGGTATTGGGTGTGATACTAAAAACGGGTTATGTAAGAAATTTATTATATCTGATATAATTTATGAAATGTGCGAAACCTTGAGTAAACTCAAGACAACAAATAAAATTGTGTTTTACTATAATAAAGAAGATAAAGATTTTAATTGGTATAATGAATTTTTTGATGCAGAAGAATTGAGCGCATTTTTCTTAAAACTGTGTAAAACTATAGCAAAAAACATACCTTTGCGTATATTTACCGGTAAAGTAAGTGTAGAATACATACAATCTGAACTAACTAATCCTGAAATTGTAATGTTACTTAATGAAATATCTTTATATACGCAAAAACAGAGTTTAAGACCTATTACATTTGCTAGAGCTAGAAATTTTCTTGATAAATATAAACTTACATTTTTATCAAATAAGTATTTTACAACAATAAAAAGCAAACAGCTTATGTATAAATAATATTATGAAGTTTAACAAAACACTTCAAAAACAATATCATAAACATTTACAGATACCAATACTTAGTGAACAACTCGGTAAGGAGCAAATGGATAAACTTGTAGGAGTGGCTAATGTAATTAAACAAATAATGGGTAACACATCACACAAGGTTGAAGCATTACAATTTTTGTTTGATACAGTAATGACTGAAACCAGTAAATGTATGAAATGTGCAGGTAATAAATTTGAAGATGAAGAAACCAAATATGAAGAAGATGAATTTACATTAACCCCGGGTCAGCGTGACGCTGTGAACCTTGCCTACAGTTTATCGCAAGGTAAAGCAAGAGGTGGTTTAGCAAGCACTTTATCAGGTGGGTTAATTGGTGACCCAGTAAAGAAAATTCAGAAAGCATACGGTACATTACTTGGTAAGGTAGCTTCTGAATTAGACAAAGCTGCACAAGGTATCGGTAAATAAACAATGTAAAATTATGAGATTTAAATCATTAATAGGAATTCGTGAAAAATCTGAAACAGCTGTTCAACAACCTCTTAAATTAACCAAATTTAAGCAATTAATAGGTAGTTATGGTTTATTAGAACAAACTGCAGATGATCCAAATGCAGCTGCTTTACAGGATGCAGCCTTGGATCCTAGTATGGCTCAAACTCAGGCTGCTCAGGCACAACCACCTGCACCTGCCCCAGAACAACCTGAAACTGAAACTTTAACCCCTGAAGGAGAAGTAGAATTGATTAGACTTTTAAGAAAAGCATTAACATTAGATATACCAGCCAATACAATGCCATTAGAGATTGTAGATACTGAAATAAATCAGGAAAATGCACGTGAAATATACGAAAAAATTAAGACTTTCATGTCTACATTCACCGGTGATTAATAGTTGATTGTTTTTATCTAAAAATTAATATATTTTATGGTTTTAGATTTCCATAGAAACTATATATTTCAGCATATTTTTAAGACTGGTGGTACTACTATTAAACATACGCTGTATTCATATAGAATACCTGATCAAAAGATATTATCACAATGGAATGAAAATAAATTATATAGAGCTTATAACAATGCTTTACCGTATGAATTTGGTAATGAACACATTACTTTTGATCAATTTAATGTAATATGGCCTTATATTGATTTTAATAAATACTATAAATTTTGCTTTATAAGACACACATATGACTGGATAGTTGCAGGTTTTAAACACTGTTGCGATGCATCTTATTTTAAGAATTTTCCAGAAGGTCCAGTTAGAGATGAACAAATATCTAAATTTACATTTAATTTTTATGTAAGAAATTGGGTTATACCTGATTTTACACAATTAGATTATGCAAAATTTAACGATAAAGTAATTGTAGATAAAATTGGTAGATTTGAAAATTTACAGGAAGATTTTGATAAAATTGTAGATACAATTGGCTTACCTAAGAAAAAGCTTGATAAATACAATTCGAGTGAAGGTAGAGATTATGCGGTAAAAGATACAGCTATAAAAGCCAATCAACATTATTCTTTATGGTTTACTGACGAACTCTTAGAATTAGTAAATAAAAGATTTAAAGAGGAAATAGATTACTTTAATTTTAAATTTGAAGATAAACGTTAATCTCCAGTTCTACCATCGTAATAATTAGCCACATCTTCAATATATTGAGTAGCATGGGCTATTTTTTCTTGCACCCAAGGAGGTATATCTTTCATTTTCCTAAAATCTTCAGCAATAGATTTCAAACTTGAGTTAATTGTAATAAGATTGGTTGAAACCATATCTTTTCTATCTTGAGTAAAATCTTCTTCATTTTCATCAGG